GTGTTTTCCGTCTCCCAGAATAGACAAGGCGGTGGTTTATATGAGTAAACCAAAAGATGATAAACAGGTTTTAACAGAACAGCTGAAGCTGATAAGAGAGAAGTTGGTCGAGGAAGGCAGCAAGCTTCCGGCCGAAGAGCTGATCGTTGAGTATGATAACGGTGGTGGTCAGCATGGGGTTCGAGAGAATCCCTTTTTTAATGCTTACGAGAAGCTTTTGGCGAGCTATACGAAGACCTTGACGGCATACAAAGCTCTGGCAGGTGAGGAAGCTGTTGAGATTGATAGCATTGCAGATGTGAAGAAAAAATTCAAGATTGCGAAGTAAAGTTTTGATTTGATAAATATGCCCCACAATACTGATTGCAACAGGAAAAGCGGTTCGCCTTGCCGCCTTTGTGGGGCTTTGATTAAAGGCATTTGACGGAGGCGGTCATGATAAAAGGAAAAACAGAAGCGCGAATATTTACGCCAGAAGCGCGGAAGCTGACGGAAGATACGAGTCTCGGCTTTGCTATGATCGAATATGGCAAGACATTTCTGAACAAGACTCTGTACCCGTGGCAAGAGTGGTTTTTGATTCATGCGTTTGAGATAGTTGGCGACCTTGAAAAGGAATGGCGGTTCAGATTTAGGGCGATTTCGTTAGAGGTTGCAAGACAGAACGGTAAAACCACCGTGTCAGAGGTGATTGCTTCGTTTTTTTGCAACGTGCTTGATGCTCCGAACATCTTCGGAACTTCCCTCTCGCTTGAAAAAGCTGAAGAGGTTTGGGAAGCGGTCATCAAGGATCAGGAGGAGAACAAGAGCCTTGCACGGATGATTGACTATGTCGCCCGCAGGAATGGCGGCAAGAAGTTGGTCCTGAAAAATGGATCTAACTACAAGGTGGGTGCTCCGACAAGAAGAGCGGGCAGAGGTGACTCTAACGATTTAGTCCTTCTGGATGAGCTCCGAGAACTCCGCGACTATGAAGTTTGGTCGGCAGCTGTTGCTTCTACCGTTGCAAAGCCTAACGGGATTGTGGTGTGCTTTAGTAACGCGGGCGATCCTGACTCGATAGTGTTGCGGGATCTTCGATCAAGAGCGATTGAGAAGATTGACGGAACAAAAGCGAGCGATTTCGGCTCGAACATAGATGTTGACTCTCTTGGGTGGTTTGAATGGTCTGCCCCAGATGGCGCGGCAACGGATGACATGGAGGCACTTGCTCAAGCTAATCCGGCTTTAGGATATGGATTTTTGACGGAGCGTGCTCTCCTGTCAAACCGTGCCACGTTCCCGGAGAATAAGTTCCGAAGTGAATGTATGTGCCAGCAAGTCGAAACGATCCTACCGCAACCGTTCCCAGACGGTGCTTGGGAAGCGTGCTTGGATGATGACTCGCAGATTGCTCCCGAGAGTGAGATATACTTCGGGATTGACCTCTCGCAGGATAGACGGTGGTGCACAATAGCCGCGTGCGGTATGCGTGAAGATGGTAATTATCACATCGAGGTCATCAAGCGGCAGATCGGGACGGAATGGGCCTATAAATGGTTTGAAGCATGGGCGGCAAAGGGCAAGACGAATTTAGCTTTTCAAGGCCGTGGCTGTCCTGTGTGTGGACTTGCAGAGCAAATTTGCACGATAAAGAATGTTGAACGAATAGCGATAGAGGGCGGTGAGCTTCCTGCGGGGTGGGGCCGCTTTTTTGATGCGATAGCGGCAAGTGCTCCATTGAAAGCGGGTGAGACTCCGATAGGCGGTGTGAAAATATATCACTTATCACAGCCCGTGCTCGATGCTCCTGGTAAGACGATGCAGTTGAGGAACCTTGGGGGCGGTGTGAGCTTGCCGGATAGAGTGAAGAGTCCTGATGATCCTGCTCCGCTGATCGCGTGCATCATGGCTTTTTCAGCTGCCACAAGGGTGCAACAGGTGGGCGGCAAGAAAATATATGAGAGCGCCTACGCGGGCGGCGCGGATATGACTTTCTTATGATGGACTACGTTTTACCGTATGTAGACGGCTCTGATCCTGTTTGGCAAGAGCAGTATATGAGCAGATACGGAAGACTTGCCTTTGATGAGAGCAGATACCGCAGTTTTGACACGCTGAAGTATGTTTTTCGCGGAATTTCTGCAAATATGCCATTTATAGACCGCATTGTGCTGATTGTGAGCACGGAGTCGCAGGTTCCCGAGTGGGTTAATCGTGAAAACGTGCGGATTGTGACTCATGATGAGTTTATACCGAGCGAATACTTGCCGACATTCAGCAGTTCCGCGATTGAGTCATTCCTTTGGCGGCTCGATGGGCTGTCGGAGCGGTTCATCTACGGAAATGATGACTTTTTTACGCTGAAACCGATGACGGAGGGCGACTTCTGGGACGGTGATATGCCTCGGCTGAACTTTTCCGAGTCAGATTATCATTATCGGAACACGTTTAGACGGAATTGTCGAAACGGTATGGACATGGTTGCCGATGCTCTGGGTGTTGAGCGAACTGATCCGTGGATTCTGTTAAAGCCGCAACATTGCCAGAAGGGCATCAGAGTGTCACACATGAAAGAAGTCGGACGGCTCTGCGGTGACATGATCCCGCCAACGGTGACACCGAAGCGCCATGCGTGGAATGTGACAGGCTATATATATAACTACTTTGCCTTATACACAAAGAGTTTTAAACCGTTTAAAGCCACGTTTCGATACGAGAGGATAAATTCTACCCTCGACACAATTCGAGGGCTAATTGAGGCAAAAGACATACAGATAATCTGTATAAACGATGCGGGCGACTTACCCGCTGACAAGTACGATGAAGCGGTTGAGATGATGAGCCGCAGTTTTGAGAAAGTGTTACCAGAAAGAGGCAAGTTTGAAAGATAGATTTTTCAGAATCATTATTCCGACATACAACGGGGGCGAGTTCCTTCCGAGGATGGTCGATTGCATAAGGCGGCAGAGCTTTACAGACTATCATCTGGTCATAGTCGATGATTTAAGCACGGACGGGGAGACTTGGGACATCGTGAAGAAGCTCAAGCCCGATAAGGCGGTGCAAGTCGAGTCAAAAGGCTATGCCGCAGGAGCTCGCAACAAAGGCATGGAGTTCTACAAGGGCGACACATACACGTTATGGCTCGATGATGACGATGTCCTGTGTGACAATGATGTTTTTCAGCGAATCCATGACAACGCGGTTGCTCATGATATGCCCGATGTGATCCGTATGAATTACATCAAGACGCGTTTGAGCACGGGCTTGCCCGGAAATCATCACGATAGATACAGCGATGATATCACTCCGGCTGATATATGCCTCGATATCATGGGCGGGATGCCATGGAGCAAGGCGGTCAAGACGGAGAAGTGCGTGGAGTTTCCGTTGGGACTTGTGATTGATGACTGCTTTCAGCATATCTGCCAGATGGATGTATGCGAAACCGCTTCAGCGGTGCAAGAGGATTGTGTTGAGTGGTTAGTGAGAGAGGGCTCATGCACTACAAATAAGCAGAGCGTGATGTATCAGAGCGGTTGGTACATGGAAATAGCTCTGCTGATGCGAAAAAAAGACAGCTTGATTCACGAGTGGGCAAAAGAAGCCGTTGAGAAACGGATAGATTTTATCAAGCGCAAAATGTTGTAAGGAGATTTGAAAAATGCCTTCGATTTTTGAAAGATTGCGGGAATTTATGAGGCCGAATGTGGTTCAGATATCACTTGGCTCTGATGCACCTACACAGGTGCTCAACTATACCGCAAAAACACTCTATCAGACACAGGACAACTTGCAGGCGGTAGTCAATTATTTGTCGAGCAGTATTGCACAGCTCCCGCTCAAGGTCTACAAGCGTGACGGAGAGACGGACAGACAGCGTGATCGGGACTCTATCGCGGCAAGGGTACTCTGGAAACCCAACGAGTATCAGACCTGCTTTGAGTTCATCCGTGCAATAGCCACCGAATATTATGTCTTTGGCTGTGTTTATGTCTGGGTGACACCTGATGCTGACAATGACACGGGCTATCAGCTCTTAATCATCCCGTCAGAGTGGGTACAGCAGACGATTGGCGGCAACGTTTACGGTCCTAACGCAATAAGAGTGTCAACAACTAACGGCCTCGTGACGGAAATCCCGAAAAGCGAGTTCGTACAGTTTAAGACCTATTCTCCGGGCAATCCGGGCGGCTATCTCTCACCGATAACAGGGCTCCGACAGACTTTGCAAGAGCAGATAGAGGCGGGCAGGTTTAGGAAACAGCTCTGGCATAGCTCCGGCAGATTAAATGCCCAGATTTTAAGGCCGAAGGATGTACAGCCTTGGGACAACGAGACGAAGAAGCGTTTTGTTGATGCGTTCCGTGAAGCATGGGGTCCCGATGGTGCAAAGGCGGGCTCGATTCCTCTGATGGAGGACGGCATGGAAATCAAGCCGTTCCAGACGAGCTTCAAAGAACAGCAATGGGCAGAGTCGATTCAGCTCTCCCGTGAAGCTGTTGCGGCTGCTTACAGAATCAATCCCGCGCTGATCTGGCACACAGGCACGCAGACCTATGCAAGCGCAAGGGATAACGCGAGAGCCTTATATGCCGAGTGTCTTGGTCCCGATTTGCAGATGTTACAGCAGAGAATCAATGATTTCCTGCTGCCTATGATCGAGGCAGACAGCAACGTTTATGTTGAGTTTGACCTCACGGAAAAGCTTAAAGGCTCGTTTGAGGAGCGTGCGGGTATCATGCAGAGCTCTGTCGGTGGCCCTTGGCTCACAAGAAATGAGGCAAGAGCTGACTACAATCTGCCGCCTATCGATGGTGGTGATGAGCTTATCGTACCGCTCAACGTGATTGAGGGCGGTCAGGCATCTCCGACCGACACACACATGGAACCACAAGAGCCGATGACAACGGAGCCCGTGAAGATGAGGCAGAAGTCGGAAGCGGTCAGAATTAAGGGCATGAGCGAAAGAGAAGAAGATGAAGCGGTCGAGAAGGTGCTTCGGAAATTCTTCGAGAGACAGGCGAAATCAATTCTTCCGAAGCTTGGCGCTGATGGTGAATGGTGGAACGGCAAGCGCTGGGATGATGAACTTGCCGCTGATCTCCAGCCCGTAGTTGAACAGGTGGCTGATGCTCACGGAATGAGCACGGCAAAGATTCTCGGCATGGAGTACATCACGGAAATCACTCGCAACTACCTCAAGGCATTAGCTGAAGGTAGAGCCCACGCGATAAACGTAAAGACAAAGCGCGACCTCGACAAGGCCATCGCTGAACAGGAAGAAGCCGAGGAAGACGAAGAAGTCAGGACTCCCGCTGATGTCATGGAAAAGCGTGCGGGATTTGATGCTACGGTTTACGGTGCGGCTTTGGCTTCCTGTGTTGCGGGTTGGGGCATGATCGAGTCATGCAATCAGGCAAAGAGACACGGCTACCGCAAGCGCATCCAGAAGGAATGGGTGACGGGAGCAAACGCACGAGCAAGTCACGCGGGTATGAATGGCGAGCGCGTTGATATAGATGACACATTCAGCAACGGTGCGAGATGGCCGGGGGATGATTCGGCATTAAGCCCCGATGAAAGTTGCGGCTGTAATTGTTCAACAAGTGTGATTATCACGGAGGTATAAAAACATGAATTACAAAGAGTTTGGTGTTAAGTACAGAGATGACGGTAACGGTTCAATCGAGGGCTACGCTTCTACATGGATCAGAGAGCCCGATAGCTACGGGGACATCGTTGCCTCTGGTGCGTTCACGAACAGCTTAAAGAACCGTTGGAACGGTGGCAAAGGTATTCCTCTTCTTTGGGCTCATCAGATGGATCAGCTCAAGTCATTCATCGGAACGGCTGATGCAGACGAGGACGAGAAGGGTCTGCACTTCGTTGCGAAGTTCGATGACACAGAGGAAGCCCAGAGAGTAAGAGAGCTTTACAAGGACGGAAGGCTCAAGAGCTTCAGCTTTGCCTATGATACGTTAGATTGGGCTCCTATCGAGCTTGAGGACGGAAGAAAAGCAAATGAGCTCCGTGAGCTTGACCTGTTTGAAATCTCATGTGTGACAGTTCCCGCCAATAGCGATGCGACTGTTGTAGATATTAAGGCAGCAGAGGACACGGAAGTTAAGTCCGGCAGACGAAACAGCGCAAAGGATCTCGACACAATGGCAGAGATCGAAAGCCATTTAAAGGAAGCCATGAGCGGTCTGGCTAAACTTAAGGAGACCGTTGATGATACAGAGGACGAGGGAAAGGACGAAGCAAAGCCCAACGAGGCATCGGAGGAGGCAAAGCAGAGCAATCTTGAGTCTCGCAAAGCAACTATTGAAGCATTTATCAAATCAATGGAGGACTAAAAAATGAACTTAAAAGAACAGCTCGAAGCAAAGAAGGAAGAGCTCAAGAGCCTTGACCTCACAACAGAAGAGGGAATCAAGAGCGGTGAGGCTCTGACAGAGGAAATCACAAAGCTTGACGGCCTTGTAAAGAAGGCTGAAGAGGTGGCAAAAGTAAAGGAATCAATCGGACAGGTTGAACAGAAGGAGGAAGAAGAAATGGACGGAATCAAATCCGCAAATCTTGAGGAACTTAAGACACAGAAGGGCTCCAGAAGCTTCGCATTTAAGGCTTACAACGATCCCGAGACAGCTCCTACCGTTGGAGTAACAAGCCAGAAGGTTGTTGATGCACAGCCCGCTCTTGGTGTGAGAGACCTGTTCTCTGCTGAAGCAATCAGCGGAAATGCTCTCACATTCTACAAGCTCGGAACTCTTGCAGGTTCTTTCGGAACAGTTGCACAGGGTGGCTCAAAGCCGCAGGTAAACGTACCTACTGAAGGTGTGACCGTTGCTCTTTCAAAGGTCGCAGGATTCCTGAAGGAGACAGATGAGCTGCTTTCTGATGCCGCTTTCCTTGAGAGCGCAATCAGAGGCCGTGGTGTGTTCGAGTTCAAGAAGGCTGTTGAGGCTTTCCTCGTTGATGCTCTCCTTGCAGTTGATGGTATTCAGCAGGGTGCTAACAGCATCTCATTCGATAACATTCTTAAGGCTAAACAGGCGGTAAGAACAGCTACCGGCTATGCCGCTGATGCTCTTCTTATCAATCCCGCTGATCTTGAGACTCTGTTACTTACAAAGGACAGCAACCTTCAGTATCTCCTTGGCGGTCCTGCTTACGGTTCTTATGGCAACGGTGCTTATGCTTCAAATCCTCGCATCTGGGGTCTCAATGTTGTTGAGTCTGAAGCAATCGAGCAGGGTGCCGCAATCGTTGGTGCTTTCAAGGCAGGTTCTTCTGTTGTAACAAAGGCTGGCGAAGGTCTCCGCGTTGAAGTATCTAACAGCGATCAGGACGATTTCATCAAGAACATGGTTACAGTAAGAATCGAGGAGAGACTCGCTCTTGCTACCCGCGTTCCTGCTGCTTTCGCACTCGTTGGAACAGTATCAAGCTCATCATAAATAAGGCGAGGGGGCGGCTTCGGTCGCCCTCATATGAGGTGAAATGATGAAGAAGATTTATTCAATCAATGGCAAGCTGTACCGCTACACAGAAGGCAATCAGCCCGATGGTGCTGTTGAAGTTGGCGCGGCAAAGGCAGAGCCGGAAGTAACAACCAAAGCGGTTAAAAAGCCCGCAAACAAAGCAAAAGGAGCAAGCAACAAATGAGTGATTTGCTGACAAATTGGGGATATTCCATAGAGAACACGGCAAGCTTGCCAGACTTGATGACGGTCGCAGAATTTAACACCTTAACGGGCAATAAATTCGTGAATGACACGAGGGTGTCCTCGTTGTTGGCATCGGCTCAAACGAGCATACGCAACTTTTGCGGTTGGCATTTATTTCCAGAGCTTCCGTGCAAGCTTGAGGCAGACAGCATAAACGTGTCGAGATGCGTGCAGGTTCCTTCGAGGTTCGTGACAAGCTATACATCTGTGACGATCAATAACGAAAGCGTGCTTGATTTCCACGGTAAGACAAACGGCCTGTTATTCCTTGACGGCTCTGTTTTAGGTCGGTCTTGGAACGATGTTGTTGTCAAATTCAACAGCGGTCTTGGTGCTTCCCAGATGGGCGCGATTAAGGAAATCCTTGC